AACCCTGTATCTGGATCCGTGAATGGCTTTAGGTCCATGGCCTCTTTAATGTCTAGTGTAATACTATCCAGCGTCTTAAATGTATCTATGTCATTATATAGCCACACTTCAATAGTTCTTTGAAAGCTAGTAGGATCCTGTCTAGGATTGTCTGCTCCCTGGACCACTACTGCATATGGCTTAGGAGTGTTATGTCTTGGCACATTTGGCTCATAGCAGTCCTTAAGGATAGGGACATTATCCAGGATCTGTTTTCTTATTCCTGCTCTCATTTATACACCTCTATTCATTGGCCCAATGCTTTTCTATTGCTCTTTTAAGCTCGTCTTTGTTTTTTCTTAAGGTAGTCTCTAATATAGGGTAAGCTTTTGTTCCTGGATGATTGACTCTCTTTACTGGATGAACAGCTCCAGGCCAATAGAGAGCCTTTTTTCTTTTAGGTGTTATGATATGCGGCTTGGTGCCTTCCTCTAGATATCTTCCATACTTCATCCCATGGGCCAAATATATGGTGAAGGACCTTGTCATTGGATGTGATTCTACTCCATGATGAATGTTTTGTCTTGCATGGCTGGTCCTATCTGTCCACTCTGCATTCCTTTTTGCTTCTGCTTCCATGTTGGCCATGCAGTTCTTAAGCACATTATACATACCAGCCACTTTTCTGTTTAAATAGTCTATAGACTTGTCACTAAATGCCATTAGCTCACCCTCTTCAATTCGCACTGGTAGCCACATATCTCTCCTTTTACTATTTGAGGATATATCGCTATGACTTCCATTCTCCCATATATGGAGTCAAATATGATCTTATTATCAGATACATCCTTAAGATCTGCAGTATAATCTGCTAGCATTCCATATTTTTTGGAAGTATCTGCAGTTCCTTTTATGTCACTTATGGATATTACTTCTGGATTCCTTTGCTGGAATATCCTCACTTTTAAAGTTCTAGTTTCATTACAAGTTTTCCAGGCTCCATCTACCACCTTCCTGGTAGTTACATTTATCTCTATATCTACGGGATTTTCATTGATGGTGTTTATGATGTCTTGTTTTCTCTCTTCTGCAGATATCATTATGGACCCACCTTTGCTGTTGCCCTTAATATAAAGCTACCATTTTTACCCTTACAGGTGCATTTCTCTTTGAAGTACTGTGCATTATTTAAAGCTGCTCTTATTTGATCATTAAGGCCTGCCTTCTCATAGGTCTCAATGCCTACAGTGTACTTTTTGGTCCCTGTAATGTCTATCCTGGTAGCAAATAAGGTCCATCCTTCAGCTGCAGCACAATATATACAGCCTTCTCCTTCTAGTAATTGCTGCAGCTCCTCATCAGTGAATACTTTCCCTTCTTTGTCATTCAGATAGAGCCTTAGCTTTGCTATATTGTCCATGAAATCCCTCCTAAATAAAAGAGATAATGTCTGTTAAAGACATTATCTCAATGCAATTTCTTGGACATTCTCTTCTACAGCTGCAAATACTCCTCTATAGCAGTATGCAACTATTTGGTCTTCAACTAATCTGGAGATATCCTTGTTGCCTTTTTCTACAGTGTAGTCTCTCTTGACTAGCTCTTTGAAACCTCTCTTTGGTCTGATTAGGTATGCCTTACCAGGTGTTACACCTTTGTACTCATATTGTTTCTTGCCTACAGTTACTTCCCAGCCATCATAGTAAACAATAGCATTTATTCCTGGTATAGGTGGATATACACTACCGTTAATTTGATGGCCGCCTCTTAATGCCATTTCAATGTCTATGGCATCTGCAGAGTTTGCTAGTAGTACTGTTCCAGGCCTCTTTGCAGTTCTGGAGTCCTTAACTGCTTGTGCTATAGTCTTATACATTCCTAGCCATGCTGGATCATCTTGTGCACCTTGGTATGCTGTTTTGTTTGCAGCCTTGTAGTTATATCCGATGATTGGATATAAGTGGATATGGTTTAGTAAGGCATTGTAGGCCTCTCCCATGGCCTTGTTTAACATTTCGATGTTGAAGGTCTCGTTGAAGTCTATCATTTTCTTTGTGTACTCAAATCCAGCAGTATATGTTCTGATTCGAGCAGTGGGTCCTTCTTCTGCAGATATACTACCGAATTTTACCTCGCTACCTTCAATATGCTCTAGGAATATGCAGTTTCCATGTAAAGCCCATTTTGCATCCAATACCTCTGGGAAGTTTGGATCTGTTATTGTGTCATAGATTGGCTTGTACACTAATTGTACCTGCTCTTTTCCTAGTTCAACATCAAGTACTACTTTTCTCAATAGGTCTTTTAGGTCTTGCACAGAGCCAAAGTTGATCATTTCACCCAATGGCCTAGTGAAGTCTAAAAGCTCTATTTCCCCATTTACGATTCTTTTAGTTGCATAGTCCATCTCACCAGCAACTATAAACGGGATCTTCTCTTCTACATTTTGTTGTCTTCGTTGCTCAAGTAATGTTTCCTGACTATAGATTTTTATAGACATTTATTTCCCTCCTATTATCCTATTTGTGGTAATAATATAAAGCTGATTACATTGTTTTCGTCTTTCCCAGATGTCACTCTTCCTACTAATCTATTTGGTGCCTCTTCGGTACCAGCATTAGTAGTAAGTTTTTTAGTTGAAGCCTTGAAATAGACCAGGTCTCCTACTTTGTAAGTGTCTGAAGTAGTTATTTGGTCAGTCTCATATTCTGCCTGCTCAATTGAAAGTGCTAATTCTGCAGTTTCTCCTTCGCCAGTTTCTATGGTTTCCATTGCTATCCCAAAGAAGCCATCTAGTAGCACAAATGTCTGTGCCTCTACTTTGGTCTTCTCTGGCACTGTTACGATTACAGATTTTCCGTCACTTATTTTTGCTCTTAAGATTGGATTTACAGTACTTGGTACTGGTTGTCCTGTATATGCCATCTTTCATTCCTCCTTAAATAATAATTTATATTTGAGCCCTCTTGGTTGTAAGGCCGCCTGTAGTGTTTTGAGTTTGAGAAGTGGATCCTACTCCAGTTCCCTTGTCGATGTAGTTATTAGAAAGAACCTTTTGCATGAAGTCGTCAGCAAGGATCTTGTCAATTTCTCCTGCTATTACTTCCTCGGAGGCTCCTTCCTCTACATTAAGCATCTTTCTTACTAGTCCTTGGGCCATTTCCCCTGATACCTTTTCTTCTATGACCTTGCTTATTGTATCCTCAAAGTTCTTTTTCCTGGATTCGTCTATGGCTCTTTTACCTTCCTTGGCCACTTCGACTACATTCATTTCCCCAGATACTCCTAGAACTTCCTTGACCTGGTCTAGAATGTTCTTTGCCTCAAATGCAGCCTTAACTTCTTCCATTTCTCCTGCCAATATCTCTGGTGTTATGGCCATTTCTCCTATGACTTGACCATAGGTTATTTGGCCATTCTTGATTTGATTCTTTAGCTTTTCAACTAATTCTTGGAAAGTCACACTATTACCTCCTTCGTTATTCATTTCACCTGCAGGTTCTGCAGGCTCATATACTCTTTTTTCCACTACTTCTGTCTTTTCTCCTAATGTCACATGATCATTATTAATGGTGAACGGGATACTATAGAGTTTGGTCGGTTGATTTGGCTGTTCATGTTCTACTATGACAGTGTTGTTGTCATACCTAACACTTCTGACCCATACATAATGGCCATTGCCATGGGCATTGAAGTAGACCTTTGCTGCCTCTCTTAAATCCTCTCTTAACTTCTCATATGTTCCATCTAATTGCTCCCCAGCTGCTAGATCATCCATTTCCATACCTACAATCTTTGTAGGCATTCCTGGTCTGTGTAGAGGAGTCCAGTCTATAGATAGAGGTTCATATCCTATAACATCCATTTCTCCAGTTACATTATTTTTCTTTAATTCAGGAAATCCAAAGATGGAGACCTCTTTAATTCTATTGGTCCTTATCCATCTCTTTAGGCTTTTAGCATCTGCATCTATTAATCCCCTGAAATAAGCATTATTCCCTCTCATTTCAGCACCTATCCAGTGTGTTACTGGTGGCACGAACTCTGTAGATATGTCTTCTGGTTTCTGGTGGCCAAGGAACCCATTAAGAGTATGCTCCATGACATAGTCTACAATATCCTTAAGGCTTTTAGGTGTGTAGTTCCAGCCTCTTTTGCTCTTGCCAGCTGGTATCTCCACTACTACCTCCAGTGGATCTTCATCCATCTGTTTCATCTGGTCTATGTCTACACCTTTGGCCAATGGTATGTCGCTAGGCTTTATATTAGAAAGCAGTGCATTTACGCTGTCTATTTCGCCCTGTATAAGTCTTTGTTCGCCTGCTAATAGTTTTATATACATTTCCTATTTTCACCTCCTTAAATTGATGCTGTGGCCTTTCTTGGAGTACAAATTAAAAGAATTGGAACTTCTCGAAGTTGTCCTGGTACCATTTTTCCATTTGTGGATCGCTTTCAGGATCCTTCGCCCAATTCGATACCCTTTCTATAGTTGCATCTATGTCCTCTGGTATCTCTGTCATGATACATAAACAGTTAGGATGGAAAGGATAGTCTGGTGCATGGTCTATAGGGTAGCCTCCTGGTCCTAGGCCATAATCGTCTGCCTGGGTATATACATCGCATATGTCATACTCTGGATGGCTTGCAGATAATATAAACCTTACACCCTTATTATTTGGATTCATTGCTGCAGATTTCATTGTGGCCATACCAAAGGCCGATGTCATTTCTGTCCTAGCTAGCCTCAAGGCCTCATAGCATATATCTTCAGGAATTCTTCCTTGCATTCTGGCCATCATATTGGGATAATCTTTTGAAAATGTAGCCTTACCTTTCTTTACATACTTTTCTATAGCTCTGGCCACATTTACACAATCCTCTCCAGTGGCCACACCAGAAACTAGGATCTTATTGATGTTTTTTCTATAGTTCTGGTTTTTATTCCAGATATGGTCACTTAATTTAAGGCCAAACCTACTCCTGGACCACATAGCTTCTGCTGCTCTAGTATTCATTCTATAGAAAGCATTTTCTATTACCCCTACAGATAATCTTGTTGCTCCTGCCTTTTTAGCTATGTCTATAAGGACCTGTTTAGAGTAGCTGGAACCTGCTTCTACATTCCTCTTGATATGCCTATCAAAGTTAATGGTCAGCTGGCCATTAAGATCATCAATTATCTTCTTAATTTCCTGCTGGATCCTCTTAAGTCTTAACTCATCAAATGGATTAAGGCCACCTTTGGCAATATCCTGTGCTATTATCCTGGAGACTTCCTCATACATGGCCCTGATCTCCTGTTCCTGGTCCAATCTTAACTCCATAAACTCCCTTCTTTGCAGCAATGCCCATTTTTTATATGGACCACTATTCTCAATTAGTTTGTCTATTCCTATATTGGTACCTATTTTCTTATTCTTCATCTCCCTCATCCTCGTCTATCAAGGCTTCGTCTATCTCTCTTACTTCATCTATCCAACCTTCATAGTCTCTGTATCTATTTCTTAATCTTCTGGTCCTCATTATCTTTTCTCTTTCTCCGACTATTTCTGGATCATTAGACTGATATTCGGACATGGTGTCAATGTACTGTGCTAGGAAGTCTACTGCGGACTCCTCTGATATAATATTGGACATAAGTGCTGTATTTAAGGCTGTGGTGATATTCTTTAATGTCTCGCTCATGGCCTTATCGTCTCTTGGATCTACTTCATCCCATCCTAAAACTACAGTATAATCTGCATACTTTGCTCCTCTTACTTGGCTGGTCATGGCTAATACCATTCTGGCTAGTAGCTGCCATTGCTCTGCAAACTGCTCCCTTTTCCTCCTGACTTTATTGACCATTATAGGCATTTGTTCTTTAACACTGGCCAATGCACTTGGTGTATGAACCCCAAATATAAACTCTGGTGTCTCTGATATATCTACTATACAGTAGAATATAAGTTTTAATAGGTCCTTGGCATCTCCAGTAGCACTTTTAGCCTCTATAAACTCGGCATCTTCTCCTTCTGTGAAGAATAATATCTCATGGCCATCCAGGTTAATGGTGCCACCTTCCTTGGCGAATTTCACTGGATCTTCTATGCCAAAGTTATTGGCCAAGAACTCCGTTACATTCTTAAGCTTAAGCTTTAGCTTTGGAGTACTGTGCATTTTAGATCCCTTAAGTGCATGGAGCATTACATCGTGGTAGGCCTTAATATATGGAGCTATAGGTTCTATATCCGATTGGCCATACTTCATGGTTTCGTCTGGCTCATTTTTAAAATGGACTATAGGTATAAAACCCCATTGATTATCAAACTCACCAGCCTCTATGCCTTCTGGTCGGTCTCCTACTATCTCTATTATCCTTTTTTCTGCAGTTATCTTCTGTGTTATTGTACAACTCCTCTTGCTGCCATCTATTTCGGTCCATTCGTGTTTACTCTCCAGGATATAGGCTATAGGTTCCCTTGTAATAGGATCCAGGATTATATCCTTAACTTCTTCAGGAGGGATGATATTATATATCAGTCTTTCTTCCTTCTCTGGATATAGAGGATTCTTCCTCTTCTCCCTAGTTATCCATACATAGCAATCCCCTAGCTTTAAGGCATTGCTATGAGTCCTTATCATTTTAGAGGTATTCTCCAGCACAAAATCGTCTAGGACTTCTTGTGCCTCTTCATCTTCTATGGTGAAGTGAGGGACTCCCATAAAGCCTACGGTCGAATTAATCACTGGCTTTACGAATGCAGCTCCTAGCTCATATTTTGGATTCTTGTTCTGGTATAACTCCCTGGCCATTTTATAGTCTACCTTGGAGTCGTCCAATGAATAAGTGATATAAGTGGAGCCTGTTATCCTTCTCATCATTTCGCCAGATACTTTTCTCCTGAACCAATGATATGGCCTCAATAACTTTTCTCTAATCATACAGTTTCCCTCCCTTCAATAGTGATAGATCTGTGTAATCACCTTCAGCAAATGAATATATTACTGCATCTGCTCTGTCTGGTGATTCTCCTATTCTCTTCTTCATTTGGTCCTTGCTTTCCAGTTCAATTCTTCCTTTACTGTCTATCCTGTATTTCCTATTAGATAATTGTTTGATTAATATATCGTCCTTAGGCAGCTCTATTACTCCAGGTTCACCTTGTAGGAATTTAGAGAAGTTTTCATCCAGCAGTTCTCTTAAGTTGTCCCACATTTCTGCAGCTCTATTGTAATAATGATCAGGATCCTTGGCCTTGGCTCCATTCTTAATAGGTATAATGGTATATCCTAACCTCTTCTGCCTGTTTATTTCTCTTAGCCTATCAGTAACTCCACCACCTAGGCCATCATCGTCTATCTTGACCATTACCTTGTTTATTTGTGTATGCTTATTCTTCAGGCTTTCTACAGTCCTGATGATATTGCCTGTAGTCTCCATGGTGTCTTTTTTAGAGTATTGTTGCAATGGTAATACTTTATTGCCTATCCTTGGAGCAATAATCGTCTTATCATCTCCAAATCTGGCCACATCCACACCTATATGCAATGTATAAGCATTTTCTATACTTACTACAGTTTCTGTTGCCTGCTCTACTACTTCCAGGGATATCAAGCTATCAGATTCACCTTTAGGGAATTCTCCCAGGACTCTCACTCTATAGACATCGCTATCTATGCCATACTTCTTTTGCAGCATTCTTATATTTTCCTTGGATGTCCTTGGGCTATCTAAAGAGGATACCTTGTGAGTCTTATACATATCCCTATCGCTGTTATGGCTGTCATAAAATATCCCACTTGTCTTGGTGGGATTCCCGCATAGTAGAAGCTTATTTTCATAACCTGTAAGAGTTCCCAGTATAGCTTCCATGATATTATCAGCTACCCCAGAAGCCTCATCTACTACAAACAACATATAATCCTCATGGAACCCTTGCATATTCTCTGGCCTTACTGCAGTCCTGGCTGTAGCCCACCATCTTTCTTCATAGC